TAATAACTTTGAGTCTTCTATGGAGCAGTATCTCATAGAAGATTTGGTTATTGAGTCAATCAAATTACACGGGCATGATATCTATTACATCACAAGAACTGCTGGTGCAGTAGATGATATTCTAAATGAAGATGACCTCTCTGAATTCAAGAGAGCAGACTTCATTGATATGTACATCAAGAACTTTGATGGGTTTGAAGGCGAAGGCGACTTCTTATCGAAGTTTGGTTTAGAGATTCGTGATGAGATGACATTGACGATTGCTAAAAGAACATTTGAACTTGACGTAGCATCATATACTGCGAACGATAGACCACTTGAAGGTGACTTGATTTATTTCCCACTCAACAAGAAGATGTTTGAGGTTAAGTTTGTTGAGCATGAGCCAGTGTTTTATCAGATGGGCGCTCTACAGATGTACGATTTAAGATGTGAAATGTTTGAATATTCACAAGAGACTTTCAGCACAGGTGTATCCGAGATTGATACGCTCTTTGCTGGTTACGAAACAACTTCTAATACATCTATTGAGTACTTGGAATCCCAAGACCCATTTGCTGATAACAGCACGATTGAGACAGCAGCGGATGGTATCATCGATTTCTCTGAAGCTGATCCTTTCTCTGAAGGAGGTAGGTTCTAATGTTTGGACATAGCTTTTATCACGGCACTCTTCGTAGATATGTCACTGTGTTTGGCACTCTATTCAACGAGATTTTAATCTCTCGTGAAAATAACAGTAGCGTAACTAAAAAGCAGTTTCGTGTGCCTATAGCTTATGGTCCAATGCAGAAATTTCTTGCAAGACTTGAGGGCGACTCAAGTTTAACTAATGCCGCAGCAATCTCATTGCCTCGTATATCATTCGAGATGACGAATGTATCATACGACCCAGAGCGTAGATTGACTGGTAGAATTCGTAACACAAAATCAGTATCCGCTAACAATCAAATTTTAACAACTCAGTTTGCGCCAGCACCATATAATATGGACTTTACGCTGTCCATTATGGCAAAGTATTCTGAAGATGGTACTAAAATTTTAGAACAGATTCTTCCATTCTTCAAACCAGAGTGGACTGCTTCTGTCAAACTTGTTGATGCTTTAGATGAATATTTTGACATACCCACAATCATGAATTCTGTCAGTAGTGAAGAAGTGTATGACGGGGATTTTAATACAAGACGAGTTGTGATTTGGACATTAACCTTCACAATGAAGGGCTACTTCTTTGGTCCAGTCACGACTAAGAAAATCATCAAGTTTGCTAATGTCAACTTCTATAGTCAGTTTGCAAACGGTGATTATTCTAACAGTTCAATGCAAAGCGTCAAGGTATATCCAGGCTTACTAGCAAATGGTGACCCAGCAGGATTCGTTTCAAGTCAAACAGTTCGTGCTACAGCAAACGCACAGATTACTGGTGATAGTGTATCGTCGTTTGAAGTTATTACTAATGGTATTGGCTACAACAGCGCTACTGTTACAATCGCTGCTCCTGATTCGGGCAGTAATACAGCAACAGCAAGTGCTAATGTTGTAAATGATGGTGTTCGTGAACTGACTATCACAAGTGCTGGTTCTGGTTATGCATCATCACCAACAGTGACGATTTCAGTACCTGATAATGAATCAGTTGCTCATACCGAAATCAACAAAGATGATAACTGGGCATACGTTGTTATTATAGAGGATAGTTAATATGGACGATGAAACTATCACAACTGCTTTGGGTTTAGAACCAGTAAAGCGTGAAAGCGTTTCTGTTATTGTTCCTAAAAAGACAGATAATGATATTGAAAACGATTTCAAATACACAAGAGAAAATTTGTATTCTGTCATTGAACAGGGCAATCATGCACTTGAGCAAATGATAGATGTTGCTCGTGCTTCAGAGCATCCAAGAGCGTATGAAGTTGTTTCCACATTGATGACCACTCTTGTTAATGCTAACAAAGACCTTCTTGATCTTTCTAAAAAGAAACAAGAACTCGCTCCTAAAGAAGACTTTGGACCACAGACAGTTAATAACAATTTGTTTGTAGGTTCAACGGCAGATTTACAAAAAGCGTTGAAAGAATTATAATGGAAAGAGGTTATTTGGGGAATGTCAACCTCAAAAGAAAAGACACTCGGATTGAATGGTCACAAGAACTTGTAGCCGAGTATGTTAAATGTAGTAAGGACATTGCTTATTTTGCAGAAAAATATATTCAAATTGTTCATGTAGACCGTGGGCTAATTCCTATTGTACTTTACGACTATCAAAAAGACATTATTAACAAATCAGAAAAATCTAGAAACGTCGTCGTCAATACATCAAGACAGGCGGGCAAAACTACTACAGCAGTTGTACTCATTCTTCATTACATTCTATTCAATGGGCACAAGACTGTAGCATTACTCGCTAATAAAGGTGATGCTGCTAGAGAGATTCTTGACCGTATTAAGATTGCATTTGAAGCATTACCAAAATGGATTCAACAAGGTGTAGTTGAGTGGAACAAAGGCTCTGTTGAATTTGAAAATGGATGTAAGATTATTGCCACTGCAACAAGCAGTAGCGCTATTCGTGGTAAGTCTGTATCATATCTCTATATTGATGAAACAGCATTCGTAGAGAATTGGGACTCATTTTTCGCTTCGGTGTTTCCAACAATTTCATCTGGCATTACTACAAAAATTCTACTGACTTCTACACCAAACGGACTCAATCATTTCTATAAGACTTTTCAGGGTGCGAAAGAAGATCGCAACGGATATGCTTTTGTAGAAGTGCCGTGGTATAAAGTGCCTGGTAGAGGTGAAAAATGGAAGAAAGAAACTCTTGCTTCTATGGACTTTGATACACAAAAGTTTTCACAGGAATTTTGTTGCGAGTTTCTTGGTAGTTCTGGTACATTAATCGATGGATCTAAACTGCAACAATTGTTTCATAAAAACCCCATTCAAGATCAAGCGGGTATTAAAGTATATGAACAACCAGAAAAAGACAGAATATATACGTGTGTCGTTGATGTGTCAAGAGGTAAAGGATTAGATTATTCGGCGTTTCAAGTTATAGATGTTACATCAATGCCTTATAAACAAGTGTGCATATATAGAGACAGTCTTGTTACTCCAATAGAATACACTGAAACTATACATAGAATAGTAACATATTATAATGATGCACACACACTCATTGAAATAAACGATATTGGCGGGCAAGTTGCTGATTTATTATATTTTGAATATGAAGTCGAAAACTTAATAACAACAGAATCTGCTGGTAGATCAGGAAAAAGAGTATCAAGTGGATTTGGTGGTAAAAATATTGACAAAGGTATACGAACAACAAAATCTGTTAAATCTACTGGGTCTTCCATTCTCAAATTGATGATAGAGCAAGACCAAATTATAATTAACGATTTTGACACTATCAAAGAACTTTCTACATTCTCCAGAAAAGGTAATAGCTATGAGGCAGAATCAGGAAGTCACGATGATTTAGTTATGTGCTTAGTTCTTTTTGCTTGGTTATCCGCTCAACAATATTTTAATTCTATTACAGATATTAATACTATGACAAAATTGAGACAAAAAAGCGAAGAGCAAATGATGCAAGACCTTCTACCATTTGGATTTTACGACTCAGGTCATGATGACCAATCTCAAGACCTTGTTCCGACAACTGGAGAATGGTAGAACGAGCTTTAGCAACGCAGTAAAATATCGTTTTTTATAAATAATAAAAATAATCGGTAACCAGAATCTAAGATATCAAGGAGAAATGAACTATGCCATTTCAAGTAAGTCCAGGTGTTAACGTGTCAGAGATTGACCTCTCTACCGTAGTTCCTGCCGTATCAACAACAGAAGGTGTCATTGTTGGCGTTTTCACACAAGGTCAAGTAGAACAAACAACTCTTATCACGTCAGAAGAAGATTTGGTTATTCGTTATGGTAAACCAACCGTAAATAACTATGAAACATTCTTAACTGCTGCCAACTTCCTGTCATACGGTAACAAGCTATATGTTACTCGTGTCACAGCCGCAGATGCTGTAACTGCTTCTTCTTCTGGTAACACGACAATCCTCATCGAAACACGCACAGAAGCGGAAGCGCTTACTGGTCAAGGCGTATTCGTCGCTCAATCTGCTGGTACGTGGGGTAACAACCTAGAAACTTCTGTGTGCTTTGATGCTGCGGACTTCTCTGAAGCAATCACTCTTGCGACTGGACTACAAACGGGCAATACAACAGTTGGATGTGCTAATACGCAATTGGATACCGCTGTTGCGGGTTCTAACGGCACTACAAATCTAGCTGCTGGTGATGTTCTTCGTGTTGGTAGTTCAACTATTGGATTTCAAGATTTGACTGTTGTATCAACAGCGCTTGCTGGCGGTGCTGCTACTATCACTTTTGCTCCTGCATATCGTCTATCAGACACATCACCAACAACAGCAACTCGTAAATGGGCATACTATCTAAACGTTGATGGCGCTCCTACTGGTTCTAACGCACATATCGTCGTTGTTGACGAAGATGGCGGCATCTCAGGTACAGCTAACACAATCCTCGAAGTATACTCTGATGTTAGCGTAACAGATGGCGACTTAGATGACCAAGGCAGCTCTATTTACTACAAAGATGTAGTCAACGAACGTTCAAGCTACGTTTGGGCAACTGCTGTTGCACTTGCTGATAGTGCCAACTACATATCATTCTCAAATGGTTCTGAAGGCACTAACGGTACTGAATCATTAATTGCTCTTTCAAGGCTCGCTAGAGGTATTGACCTTTATCAGAATGCTGAAGAGATTGATATCTCTCTCTTCCTCGCAGGTAAAGCTAATACAACGACTGCTAACTATATCATCGATAATGTCGCTGAAAATCGTAAAGATTGTGTCGTATTCATCTCACCAGAACGCACTGACGTTGTTGAGCAAGCAATTGGTGCTGAACTTGATCAAGTTCTAGCATTCGAAGCTGCTCTAACTCAATCTTCATATGCTGTTGTTGACTCTGGTTACAAATATCAGTATGACAAATATAACGATAAGTTCCGATATGTGCCACTTAACGGTGACATTGCTGGTCTTTGCGTTCGCACAGACACAACTCGTGACCCATGGTATTCGCCAGCAGGTTACAATCGTGGTATCATCAAGAACGTTGTTAAATTAGCATACAATCCTAAGAAAGGTGAACGAGATCAACTCTACAAAGCTGGCGTAAACCCAGTTATTACACAAGCTGGTCAGGGCACACTACTCTTTGGCGACAAGACACTACTTGCTAGACCAAGCGCATTTGACCGCATTAACGTTCGTCGTCTCTTTATTGTTCTTGAAAAAGCAATCGCTACTGCTGCTAAATATTCACTCTTCGAATTCAATGATGAGTTTACACGGGCACAGTTTCGAAATCTAGTTGAACCATTCCTCCGTGACGTTCAAGGTCGTCGTGGTATCTATGACTTCCGAGTTGTTTGTGATACATCGAACAATACTGGCGAAGTTATTGACCGTAACGAGTTTATTGGCGACATTTATATTAAGCCTGCTAGATCAATCAACTTCATTCAGTTGAACTTCGTTGCAGTTAGAACTGGCGTAGAGTTTGAAGAAATTGTAGGTAAGTTCTAATAACAAAACGAATAAATAGCATTAAACAAAGGAGTTATTAAATAATGGCTTTCAACATTCAAGAAATTAGAAGCCAACTGACACTTGGAGGAGCGAGAGCATCGCTCTTTCAAGTACAGATTTCTAATCCAGCAAATGGTGCCGGTGACATTAAAGTACCATTCATGGTCAAAGCAGCACAGATACCAGCATCTACCACAGGTGTGATTGAAGTGCCATACTTTGGTCGCAAGATTAAAGTTGCTGGTGATAGAACATTCGCTGAATGGACCGTCACTATCATCAACGATGAAGACTTTCTCATCCGTAACGCAATGGAACAGTGGTCAAACTCGATCAACTCTCACGCTGGTAATATTCGTGAGTTTGGTTCTGCTTCACCACTACTATACAAATCGAATGCTCAGATTACACAGTTCTCTAAGACTGGTGTTCCTATTCGTGAGTATACTTTCAACGGTATGTTCCCAACTGAAGTTTCCGCTATTGAAATGGCTTGGGAAACAACTGATGCGATTGAAGAATTCACAGTTACGTTCCAATATGATTTCTGGGAAGTTTCTGGTGGCATCACAGGCAACTCAACCGCCTAATATAAATAGATTTGTATGAGGGGACTGACATTTTCGGTCCCCTCCAATCTATAGGGGTATAATATCAGTATGGCAAATCTGTTCGGTTTTGAAATTAAAAGAAAAAGTGATAATACAAAAGACATTAAGTCATTTGCTCCCGCAACAGATGACGAAGGTTCTTTAGTTGTAGCTGCTGGTGGTGCTTATGGCACATATGTTGATTTAGAAGGTGGCGCTAAAAACGAAGCAGAGCTTGTCACAAAATATCGCAATATGGTTCAACAACCCGAAGTTCAAAAAGCAGTTGAAGATATTGTAAATGAAGCAGTTGTTGTAACTGATAACAAAAAAGTTGTCGAGTGCGTTACAGACGACTTAGACCAACCAGATTCGATTAAAAAAAGAATTCGTGAAGAGTTTGACGAAGTTATTCGCCTGTTAGATTTTTCCAATGTCGGCTACGATGTTTTTCAAAAATGGTATGTTGATGGTAGGCTCTACTATCATGCAATCATTGACGAAAATAATGTTCGTGAAGGCATTAAAGAGTTACGTTTTATTGATCCAAGAAAGATTCGTAAGATAAAAGAAGTTGAGAAGAAGCGTGAAGGCGAAACAGTAATACAAAAAACGAAGAATGAATACTATATCTTTAGTGACAAGGGATTTTCTGCACAGACAGCTTCTATCGGTTCTGCTGGTGGAATGGATGGCACGAAGGGTCTCAAAATTTCTAAAGATTCTATTGTTCACACCACATCTGGCATTTTAAACGAAAACAACTCGCTCGTTCTCTCTCATCTTCATAAGGCAATCAAGCCTATGAATCAATTGAGAATGCTTGAAGATGCTGCTGTTATCTATCGTATTTCTCGTGCGCCAGAGCGCCGTATTTTCTATATTGATGTTGGTAATCTACCTAAGATGAAGGCAGAGCAATATCTAAGAGATATGATGGCAAAACATAAGAACAGACTCGTTTATGATGCGACTACTGGCGAAGTTCGTGATGACCGTAAGTTCATGACGATGATGGAAGACTTCTGGCTTCCAAGAAGAGAAGGTGGTAAAGGTACAGAAATCACAACTCTTCCAGGTGGTCAAAATCTTGGTGAAATGGACGATATTTTATATTTTCAAAAGAGAGTGTTTCAATCGCTGAACGTGCCTATTTCAAGGCTTGAAACGGAGAGTGGGTTTGCTCTCGGTAGAGCTTCTGAAATCACGAGAGATGAAGTGAAGTTTTCTAAGTTCATCAATCGACTACGAAATCGATTCTCTATTCTATTCAATAAAATTCTTGAGAAGCAATTAATTCTGAAAGGTGTGATTGCACCAGAAGATTGGCCTAAGATTAAATCGGCTATTCGCTTCGACTTTATGCACGATAATCATTTTGAAGAATTGAAACAGGCTGAAATACTACAAAATAGATTACAGATTGTTGCTGATATTGACGAATATACTG